TTATCGTTGCGGAATATTTAAATACCAACGTTTGTCATGAAAATCTTGTGCTCCGCCTTTAGTGTTCCCTTCTGGATCATTCGTTGCACGCATCATGACATAGACTTTCTTATTAGGAAAATTACGCATATTGAAAGATATATGATAACCAACGTTTCCAGAAGTATTATAAGCTTGGTTTACATCTGGTCTATAAATTCCGTCAGCTCTTACTCGAGCTAATTCTTTTCCAGTATTGTAATCCATAATGAAAATATACTCGTATTTATAGTTAGCAATGTGCCATCCAGCTACATGCAAGTTTGCGTTTTCGATTTCTCCGAACTGATCAATGTGGGCGTAATTCGTTCCATCTGTCAGCGTAGAATTTGCAGCACCTGCTCGAGTTGGATCAATGACTGGTTTATCATCTGAAGTAGTTGGATTTTCATCGGTAAATCCATGAGCTAAATCATATGCTAATTTTTCTTTACTTACGCCCATTTCAGAAAGATAACCGTAAGGATCTGTATGATCGCCCCAAATATTTTGTGTTACCCATAAATGCGATTTGATTCCTGGTTGGTTATAAGGCGTGTCCAATGTAAGCGGAATGCCGTATCTCTTAGCGGAATCTCTAGCCAATTCAACGTATGCCTTGTAGTTTTTCTCAAACGTTGCTTTATCATGTGTGTGTTGTAACTCAATCTGCACAGGACTGTTAGCATTAGCATACGAACCAGCACCGTACTGTACATAACCAGGTTGACCGACTTGATAAACAATTCCGCCGTCTCCCACAATATAAGCAGTATAAGCACTAGTCCATGAACGTTGCATATACTGCGCTTCATTGCGTCCTGTTGCTGTTTCATTAGCCGTTTCATGCAGTAAAATATACTGATTATTTGCTACTTGTGAGCTACCTTCATTTACACCTAAATTAAATTCATTGTTGATCGTATAGGCAAACCCATTAATTGGCAATAAAAAAAGAGCCGTTAATAGGCTCATCGCAGTAATAGTAATTTTCTTTTTCATTTGTTTCCTCCTATTTCTTCAAATTATATGCCGACACACCAGTGATAACGCCTAAAAATGTTGCTACTGCATTGATAGTGAGTACTGTCATATCTGTTCCATTCCATCCATATGCTTTGCCTAACGTGGCTACTAAAACAGATGCAGCTGGTAATACTGTTAAAACTGTCCATTTAATGACTTGATAATACTTATCTGGTAAAATCATTTCTTCTCACCTCCTTTACAATTTAGTCAAGAAATAGCCAATGATCGTAATGCCTAAACCAATCATGTAACCCCACGACCATTTATTATTGGCTTTCATTTCTTTGATATCTTCTGCATTATTAAGCGCAATAGAATATGCCTGATCCGCTCTATCTTTTGCACTTTCCGCTTTTTCGCGTAATGATTCGTAATTATCCAGTTTCGTTTCAATACGCACTAAGCGTTCTACCACGTCTTGTATTGCTTCGTCTTTCAACCAACTAGCCTCCTTTCATTGCAAAATAAAAAAAGTACTCGATTGAGTACGCTAGTAGCAGTTCTTAATTAATTGGAAATTTTATAATTCCATAATGTGTAATTTGTGTATTCTCGCGCTTGTCAAAGATTTCCCAGAAGCCATTCCTAGACCAATTGAAAATTTATCGCCAACTTTAGCATTCATACAATACATAGATACACTCAATTCAGTTCTAAACCAAAAGTTAGCGCCAGTTGCAATACCCATACCGTAACCTGTATCCCATGTTTGAGTTTGATTAGTATCCTTCCACATGTTGATATATACATACGTTCCCCATTGATCAGCAAATTCTACCATAGTTTGTACATCAACTAAAATACTGCACTCTCTAGTAAATGTTGCTTCCCAACGATCAGCATTCCACTCTAAAGGACTTTCATTCATAGCAACATTTAGTTTTGTACCAATGGTTAACCTTTCTTCACTTACTCTAAATCTAGAATTTGCGTTTGCTGGTCTCAATTCAGTGCCACCGCTAAACCACGCCTCATATTTCACTGGTTTTTGCATTTCAGTCAGCGTGCTGTTGATTGTGGTTATTGATTTCGTATTGGCAGTTACTTTTTTATCAACTGCATTAATTGAAGCTGTCAACTGCGAATTAATCTCCGATACTTTCCCATCGGTATAATTGTTTGCTTTACCTGTGATTTCAGAAATTTTAACATCTGTAGCAAGATTGTCTTCGACATATTCTGGTGCTAGATCCCAAACGTAATCTTTTGGATTGTTTGAGTCTCGCATGCCGATTCCTCGGTATTTATATTGTTCAATATTCGGGGTTCGTGTGTCGCCTTTTTCTAGTTTTATCCAATCTATTTTACATGCACCTAAACCACTACTAGGAAATTGATATATATTTAAAATATTTCTTACACTTGAGTTATTAACTGTAAATGTTAGTTCCCATTCATCTATTTTCCCTTCAACAGGATTCATCGTACCCACAGTTGTTATACCTCTATCAAGATAAACAGCCCAACGTTCAGAAGATGGTTTAGTTCCTTTCAATGTGACTGTATATGTTTCACCATCAACATAATTTTCAGTATTATAACCAATATAAACACTATATTCGCTAGTATTTATAGGGAACTTAACTTTTGGGTCTGCAATATTCTCACCCAAAGCCACCTTACTAAAATAATATGGAGCGTCTAATAAGTTAGGCTGATATGGTGTGGCTTTACTTTCAGCAGAAATAGCTTTTTCTAACTTTATGTTCTCAACCAATACACTTCCTTTGAACGGCTTGTTTGTGGTTGTGTGCAATGTCATGTACATATATACAAACTGAGATGGGTCGGTGTTTGCACTAGAGTTACCTGTCAATTGAACTTTAGTTTTTTCGTTTAGTTTCATACCAGCAGGAAAAACAAGGTTAATTAAACTGGAGTTAGTTTCTTTTCTGATATACAATCTCAATTGGTCTGTATCAGCGCCGGTTGAGTCTAATATGGTAACGTCAGCGGATAAAGTATAATATGTGTTTGGTGCTAATGCTGTAATGTGTACTGTACTAGCAGATAACGATGGAGTACCGTCAAAAGTAAACTTTATAGCACTACCTACCTGTTCAGCCGTCATACCTTTAGGCGTATTAAAGTCACTCGCTTTTAAATTTGGCAACAAATTCGGATTCCCACTATAATCATAGTCCCCGAAGTCGATGCTGTTACTATACATCACTTGCAAGTTACCTAATTTAGAAATTTCTTCTTTCAGAGCATCTAACTTGTCTTGTAGTGTTTTGGCTTGACCAGTTAAATCAGTAATCTGTTGATTTAAGCTATCCACTCTACCTTTAATTTCAGCCATAAAAGCATCAAAAGTTTCATTATACTTTCGAATCAACTCTTCCAATTGCGAAACATACTCATCGGCTTGGCCTTGCGAAATGTCAGACACTCCTAGTGAGAAAAAAATGATATCTTGCGTCGTTAAAATTTGATCGTCTTTTCTATATTCTACATAGCAGTGTTTATAATATCCTGCTTCACTCATAAATGTGCCGTCAAGAGAAAACGTGACTTCTTCACTAGTTACACTAGTTGCAACACTATCTACGTAACGGTTAGATGGTGTTGTTCCTTTTAAAGTAAATGTTCCGCCACTCGTATCCATCTGCAAGCCATTTAAAAAAGGTTTAACAGTCACCGTAATCCCTTTATCACCTTGACGAGCCATAATAGCTTTGGTGTAGTTTAATTCTTTGCTGAAATCTAAAGCCAAATTATATAAACTGCTAGCCATTTATATACCTCCTTGTCTTCGTTTTAAAAACGTTTTTGGTCAAGTACTGTGCTATCATATGCTGTATCCTCTTTTAATCTAATATCTTCATACCCTAGACGGTGTGCCACTAAATTCCATCTAACTAATACGTTTGGCTTACTAGTTTCAATGATGAAATGGTCAATATCTTCATGAGTAACAGCACACAAAACTAGTTCTGTAGGTGTCACATGTGTCATATACCGACTTAGATTTACTGTCTCAGCAAACATGGGGTCAATATCAACACGAACTTTACCATCATCACCTGTAACGGCTTCCCCATAATCAGCGAAATAATATTCTGGAGTTTCATAAGCGTTCAATAGTCGTTGTCCATAATGTTCTGTCGGTACGGTTGAGTTTTTAGTACCTCTAACAGTAAAATCTTTATATACTTGTACCGTTGATTGTTCAAACCTTGCAAGTTTCCCATCTTCCCATGAACCAAAAAAACAACCTGGCAACGTTAGCATACCGTCACTAGTAAATTTCATAGTCCTGCCAGCTACTTTAAACTCCCATGAACTACCCGCACTACCATTAATGCTTAAAGAATTACCGTCACCATCATTTATATAACTAGCATTACTATATCTGAAATTTGGCGCACCAAAAGATAAAAACGGTCTGTTATTGCCATTATCCCACGTACTAAAAACCAAATTCCCCTGTGGATTTCTAATCATGAAACCACCACCAGTTTTCATGGTGTATGATACAATACCGGCATCAGCACTTACATAATCACGTGCTTCTAGCTCCATAATATCTTTGTTAACTTTTTTTGAATACCAAGTCATTTTGCCATTGGCAATACTTGTTCTATAATCAGTGCCATCACTAATTAATGTAGTACCTCTAATAGTAATCCCTACTATCTCACCAGCTGTAATAAACGAGGCATTGAATCCGCCATCTAACGTCCATGCGGTGTCATACGTTCCATTAATGCCAGTTTTAGAGAAACCAATACCAGCGTTGTTGATTTGCAAAACGTTCCGTGCGGTATTCTTATCTGGCGTGTCCATAATCAAAATACGACTAGGTGCTTCTTTAGGATCTAATAAAACATACCCACCATCTTGACCAGTAATCATATCAGTTTGATGATCTACAATATCATTGATTAAATCACTGATTTCGCCACCATTTTTCAATTGATCAATGGCATCATTAATCAAATTGCTGACATTATTCTCTGTGTTTTCTAAGAAGTTTGTTTTGACGTTTCCTACAACTAATTTATCGTATGAATTGGTTAGAACATTAAACGTATATTCCACGATTCTTGCTGACATATTCACTTTTAACTGTGGATGATACACATCTACTCCATCACCCATCGAAACTTTTTCTAGATCAACAAATTTTTCATAACCTCTTTGATGCCTCAATGGTACTAATTCAATCGAACCACTCACTTGTGGTTTTTGTTTATCTATGTTTGTTTTCAACCAGTCTTTAGCAGCTTCCCTTAATGTGGCTACATCAGTCGCTTTGTCTTTAAAATCAACAAAAGATACATATCCAGCAGGATAATCATCCACATAATCCGTGAAAATGACTTCTTCTGGTAGAGTGATCTCTTCTTCTCCTTCTGAAGAGCTGCTAATGAATGGATAAACTCCAACTAAAACACTTTGAGCATCTATCTCTAAGTCAAGACCAGTTAAGTTTTTAGTATAAATCGCTTTGATTTTATGATCCGTGCCCAGCCTTGTTTCGTGATGTAATGTATTATTATCTTTTAGAAATTCCCCATGGAATCGATCTAGAATAGATCCCTCTTTTCCACCAAAGAATTCTAAAAAATTCGCCTTTTCTATCTTCACATTAGCAAGCGTATCTACTAATGACGAGAAAGAAAACTGCGAAGGGATAGCTGGTTTCGCTAAAGCTTTTGCGTTTTGCCATGCCTGAGTAGCAGTGATCTTTTCTGTTCCACTGTCATATTTATTCAACACCGATTTTCTTATATCATTGAAAATAGGTTCAGCTTTTACTTCTATCGTATTTCCTATTACAGAAGTCTTTGCATAATAAATCCGTAAACGTTGCTTTGCTCGATTTTCATCTACATAGCACTGAATAATACGTCCTTCTATAATCAAGTCTGCATTAGTTCCGCTTATTGGATAAGTACCCTGAAATATCTCGGCTCCGTTTAGTTTATTGCTAACAGTGGCTGTTAACCAGTCTGACAAAGCGCCTAAACCTTGCGTATCATATAAATGTTCAGCTAAATTATTCGCGTCGTTTTTATCGTAAATAGTTATTAAATTATCGATCATCTATTTCACCTACCTTAACCCATTACGATAAATTTGTATTTTGCTCAAACCAGTACAATTAAAATGATTAATATCCACTTGCAATGTCGGATATTGCATGGTCTTCATTTTGTTGGACCGATCTAAAATATCTCCGTCCGATTGCTCTTCGTAGCAAAGCATTAAATCACTATCAATGACTACATCAGTTCCTACTACTAAGCCTTCAAAACTAAACACATAATCATTTAAGATGAACTGGCATGAAGTAGCTGAAGGAGTGATGATAATCTTTGGAAAACTTTCTTCTAAACTATTATTCAGCAAACTAAATGACTGTGGTTTATCTACGGTTATAGGTACGTCTTCTTGGACTCTTGCGAATGGTTTCGCAGTAATGTTTACATCGAACTCTCCCCATTCAACGATATCGTTTTCTGCATCCCCAATATCGATAGTCTGGATAACATAATAGACGTTGGGATCATCAGAGAATTCTAATTTCTTTGCATAGTTTAACCAATGACGCATGATATAAAACGATTGCTTGAACGCTTGATGGTCTTCCACATCTTCTAAATAGTTATAGTGCAATGTAAACGACATGTCTTCAAACGAGTAATCTTGTACTAAGCCACCTAGCCGTCCTAAAACAGAAGTTTCAACTCTCTGTCTTTTTGGAGAAGGTATGGTTGGTCTTTCCGCTAAAGCCAATTTATGCAAATAATCAGGAAATCCATCGATTATAGAATGTATACAATCAGTCATTTTTTCACATCCTTTTTAATACTAAAAAAACAGGAGAAATACTCTCCTGTTTAACGCCATGCCGAAGCATTATCATTTTGAACTTTTGTAATGCTATCAATGATTTGTTGAGTCGTTTGCTTCATAGTGACTTCATCTGCGTTACCATCAATTGTGAAATTGAATTCGTAATTGTTCACAGGTTGAATCGTTTGTGCCCTAGACGAAACTGATGTGCTACTCAAGATACGATCCCCAATTTCTTGCAGCACAGATCTTTTCAAAGGTAAAACTGCTTCAGGTCCTGCTTCACCTACACCGTTCATTCCACCTAGTAAAGTTGGTTTAGTAAAGATACCTCCTTTAGCATGCCAGCTTACGTCTAAGTAAGGTATTTCGCCTTTTAATGGATTGAATTTTCCTCTAATGTGAAATTCTGGCATGGGTATGTGAGGAATAGAAATATTCAAATTATCAAAAATGCCACTGATTTTGTCTCTAATCCAATCAATTGGAGCGCTAACAGTCTTTTTGATGCCTTCCCAAATATTAGCAATCGTACTTTTAACATTATTGAATATGTCGGAAACAATACTTGTTAGATTGGACCAACCGTTTGAAATTGCATTTTTTCCATCGTTCACTTTAGAACTAATGGTACTTGTAATTCCGTTCCAAAGATTTGAAGCAGTATTTTTGATACCGTTCCAAACGCCGCTAATCCATGAAGATATGCTATTCCAAACACTTTGAATTACACTATTTGCTGCATTTGTAGCATTGCTTATACTGCTTGTCACACTATTCCAGGTATTTGATGCACTATTCTTGATAGCATTCCATTTATCAGTTAACCAGCTTGTGATGGCAGTCCACACGCTGATTATACCGTCTTTTGTTGATTGGACTAGATTATAAACTATAAGCTTTATACTATTCCATACGGTACTAGCTGTACTTGCTATTGTATTCCACGTACCAGTCAACCAAGTAACAACACTATTCCAAATATTTATAATTCCATCCAAAATAGCATGGGATAAATTAATAATAAAATCTTGAATAGGTTGCCAGATTGCAATTGCCGTTTGAGAAATAGTATTCCAAGTGTTTGTTAATACAGTTAGAATATTATTCCACACCATTGTTAATGTATTTTGTATGTTTTCCCATATACTGGAAAACCACGTCACAATAGGATCAAATACATTATGCAATGTAGTAATGATATTATTCCATGTATTCGTTAGGAAATTTGTCATGCTATTCCATGTATTACTTAAGAACTCAGAAATAGGAGTCCAAACAGCTTGCCACGCTACATAAAATAGCTGTTTAGCTACATCAAAAATACCTACGATAACATTAATAGCCGCTTGAATAATTGATGTGATGAATGTCCATGGGATTTGCACAATACCCACAATATCATCCCATATGATTGACCAAACTTTTTTAACGCCATCCCAAACATTTGCTGCCCAATCAACAAAATTCTGCCAAGTTTCTTTTACTCCTTGCCAGATGTTTGATGCGCCTTCGGTTAAAGACTCCCATAAGTTATTAAACCATTCAGTTAATCCTTTCCATAAGTCTTTTACATCACTAACAAACTCGCTCCAAGTCTCTTGGACTCCTTGCCAGATGTTGGAAGCTCCTTCAACTAATCCGCTCCATAACTCTCCAAACCAATCAGAAACTCCTTGCCAAATATCTTGAACCCAATCTACAAATCCAGACCAGGTTTCTTTAACTCCATCCCAGACTGATGAGGCTCCGTCTTTTATACTTTTCCAGGTATTACCTAACCAATCGGTGAATTTTTTCCATAAATCACTAAACCAGTCAGTAATTGCGCCCCAGTTTTGAAAAGCTGTGATTACAATTGCTATTACAGCTGCAACGCCAGCTATAATTCCTATTATTGGTAGCAAAACTGTAGAACCAAACGTGCCAACTATCGTAACAACCGCGGTTATAACGGGAGCTAATGTGCTTAGTAATGCCAGAATTCCTCCAAGAGCTAAAATGAAATTTTTCATTGGTCCATCAAGTTTACTCCACCATTCGGCTAATCCTTGCAAAGCTTTCGCGCCTGCTTGTAATCCTTTTATAAATACAGGCAATATATCTTTACCCAATGAGGCATAAAAATCTTCTAACGCTTGCTTTGCTCTTGTCATTTGGTTTTCTAAACCATCAGACTCCCTACTAGCCTGACCTGTAGCACCGGCTAATTTTTGCATATCTTCAGCATATTGAACTCGAACTGCTTGCTTGGTAGCCTCATCTAAATCAGACCATTTTTGCGTTTGTGGGCCTAATTCTTCATTTATTTTATCTTGCGCATCTTTAAGTTTTAAAGCAGCCTCTCTTGCTTCTAAAGAACCTTCACCATGTTTCTTAATAGCATCAGCATACTTAGATTGAGCTTTTTCAACAGCTAACAATGACTCTTCACTGGCTTTTTTTGCTCCTTCAGTTGCTGGTATCAAATTATGCTTAACAGCATAAGCTGCCATTTGAGTATCATTAGCAAATAAACCTATTTGCTCCCCACCTTCGTAGTTCCCTTTTATAAATGAATTAAGAGATTCACTAGCATCATCCATAGACTTATCGTAAAAAGCTGCTGCATCTGCTGCTAACTGAGTACTGTCACCAGCTAACTCCATAGCTTCTTTGGTATCATATCCAAGTCCTTTAAACATTGACGTATATTGTGTAAAAACAGGCTTGATCGTATTTGGTAACATTCCAAATTCTTCAGCCATTCCCTCAACGGCATCCTGTGCTTCTCCTTCTAAAGAGCCAAAGACTTGCTTAAATTGAGCTTGCATAGCTTGTGCTTTTCCAGCTGCTTCGATAGACTTGCTACCTACATCAATCAGCTTATCTCCGATCACTGACAAGTGATCAGTAGCTTCCATTAAGTTACCCATATCAAGTTTTTTGCCGATATCGTCTACTGTGGAGGTATCAACGTTTTTAGCAGCATTACTTAATTCTTCGAATTCTCTTTCCGCATCATTAAGCTTAGTTTTCATTTCTAAAGCTTCGGTAGATGTTTCTCCAAATTCTTTTTGTGTAGCATCCAATTGTTTTTTTAGCACTTCGATTTTTTGTTCAGCAATATCACTCTGTTTGCCGACATATTCTTGTGCTTTTGCTAATTTTTCAGATTCGGTAGCAGACTGACCAGCAGTTGCTTGCCATTTTTTATATTCGGATTCTACTAATGATGCACTTGATTTTAGGTGTTGTTGCTCATTGTCTAAATCCTTCATAGTTGACTCATAGGTTTTAAATTCACCTTTAGATTGAGCCAATGCTTTACTCGTTTTATCGATATCATTAGATAACCTTTGTTGCGCTGTTTGTTGATTAATCAGTTCTCTTTCAAGTTTCTGAACTTCAGTGGAATTTTCTCCATAATATTTTTTGGCATTGGCTAAACGTTGGCTAGTTACTTCAACTTTTTGACTTTGTAATTCATACTGCTTCTCTAAAGAAGATAATTTACTTCCTAACTTGTCTGATTCAGAACCAGTCTGTTGTAATTGAGCTTGTTCTAGTTTTAATTCTGCTCTATTTTTAGTTAATTCAGCACTGATTTCTTTTAACGTAGATTTCAATCCGTCATCGTTAGCTATGAATGTTACTTCTGCTTCTGTTCTCTTTTTAGCCATTTTTTACCTCCTTTCTTTAGTTTTTCTGGGATTGATTTATTGCATAGTTCTTCCATCCTTCATAAGCGCTCTTGTTGTGAGCCATTTGCAAAATATCATCTAAACAGATATCGCTTAAAACCAAATCTGAAGGCATAGAAAAAACGTCGGTCAACATCGAATAGACATCGACCCACGTTTCAACTAAGAGCTTTGGCATTTTTACTTTTGAAGCTTTTTTTCCTTATTTGCTTTTTCGAATTCTTTTTGATAGGCATCACGTGCTTGTTTGAACATCATAGTACTGTATACAGCTACTGCAACCTCCATATCAAAGTCCCATTTATCGATGAATTCATCGAATGAAATGTAATCGACCATGTTCGCTTGACGATAAGCTACATATACGGCTTTTGCACCTTGAATAACTGTAATATCCATAGAGCCTTTTCCCATCGACATTTTTGCAAACTCGTCTGTGTTAAAATCTCTATTGATCATCAATAATTTCTTGATATTCAATTTAGGTTCTAAATTCAAAATTGTTCCATCGTTTAGTTCAATTTTTGAGTAATCTTCGTTCATTTCGCTACCTCCGTTTTATGTTTAAGCTTGAGTCGTTGTAGTAGTGGTTGTTGAACTCTTTTTAATCACATCAGCAGATAGATTTGTCATCCATTGATCTGTTAAGTCTTCTTCAAGTTCTGCAACAATTGCTTCATGATAGAATTTACCAAATTCATCTTGCATAACTTTTGTTTCTAGTTCTAACGCAGCTACTTCATCCGCGCCATTTTCAATAGAGAATGTTAATCCTGTATTTGAAGTGCATGCTAACATACCAACTAACTTGCTATTTTCTTCGAAGTCATCCACGATTTCTGCAGCAAGTGAGAAATCTTCGCCTACGGAATCAGGACCGTAAGAGTAAATGCCTGGTTTAATACGTTCATCTTGTTTCAACCCATTGAAACGTCGATAAACTTCCATCGGTACATGTGCAGTAATTGTTACCGTCATATTGATTGGTTTAGATTTTGATTTTACTTCTGTCGCTCCACATTTTTTAACCACCGTTTGCATTTCTGTTTCGCCATCTAATTGTCCGTTACAATCTGTTGCGATTGCATTTTCTGCGTTCTTAAAATTAAAAGCAATTCGTTTGATACTCACGTTATCGAACGTTGTTACTACAGTTGTTGTTTTAGCCATTGTTGTTCCTCCTATTTATTTAATTTATCGAATTGACGAATCAGAAGTTCTGTAATTGGATCAAGTGCAAGACCTAATCCTCTTCTCATGAATTCGTCTGGCTGATTTCTTTTAGAAGTACCTATCCCCAAATCAGGATATTTTAAATACTCAAATTTTCTTGTAGGTCTAATGATGAAACCCAAATTAATATATTGAGTCTTAAGTGGACGACTATTTTTTGCGTGTTGGTGTCCTCTTCTTAAATCTGCTTCAGAAACAGGAATTTTTTCCGTAATCCTATCCACTGCAATAGCCGAACCCTTCGATTTCAATGCTTCATTGATCAGTCGTTCGCTCTCGCTTGAATAGCGTTCCATCCGCACAAGAAGTTCATCATGCCCATTTATTTTTAACTCCCAACTATTTTTAGCCATGACAATCACTCTTCAATAATCGTCTAAACGTAAATACCAATTGATCGATATAGCGATCTTGATTTTCTAGTTTTAAATGGTTGGGATCCATTCTCTGAAAACGAATCGAACGATTTTGAATCAATGAAATAATATCTAGTGAATCTCCTGTTAAATCTTCTCTATTTTCTGAATAGAAAGTTAGATATAGATTTTGACCCACGCTATATTTTGGTTCAGTGATCATTTCTATTTCTCCTGTTTCGAGAATGAAGTAATTAAAATCATCAGGTAGCTCATCCTCGCCAACAGAGTCTTGAAAGAGTTTGAGCTTAAAATGTTCTTCTAAGGAAGTTTTGATAGCAGAAATTTGCTTATTTAAACGTTCTTTTTCTTTAGAATTATCAATCACCATATTCACCCACACTTTCAAGATAAAAATAGATATAAAAATTATCGTAATCGGCATAGATAACGTTGTAACGCATACTATTGATTACGATAAAATATTGATCTTTATTAAATTTCTTGGCGATTGGATGAAATGGAGTCTTTACTTTCTTAGTTAATTTCGATCCCATCGCATCCATAGCTGTTATATCACTATCTCTCATGGAAAGATTTCTAAATTTTAAAGAAGTGATTTCTGTATCTTCTACACCAATCTTTTTTCCTAGTTCATTTCTTTTGGTGGTTTGCGTTAAAATCTTTAACCAACCATCGTTGAACGTTTCTTCGAGTCTACGATTATTCGCCATTCCCATCACCTGCAATATATTCTTGTAGCGCATAATGTTGAATGAAACCTAATAACTCACTAGCAAAATTTTGTTCAAACTCATCTAAAGCACGATTCCAGTCGTATCTACATCTTTCGATTAGCAATCCGTATTCTAAGCTTTCAGGAGAAAAAGAAAGAGTTGTACTCACTTTGCTTTGAAGATAAACAGCATTTTTAGCTATCATCTTTTTAATTGACTCATCTTCTTCGTTCCAGGTAACGTAAATATTATCCTTCACAGCTGTTAGCAATTCTTCAGTCACTTGTTCAGGCGTCATCTAACCACCGCCTTAATTGCTTTAGCATATGCGTAAGAGCATTTTTTCTTGTTTACAAATGATAAATCTTCATCAAAAGGCGTGGAAGTCACATATCTCCCTTTGAAAAATAAATCTTCGTCAGCTGTTGTTACTCCAGCATTGTGCAAGATTTTTACTTCTTTAACTTTTTCTATTGGATCAGTAGCAAAACAAAAGTCTAATTCCTCGTGAACTTTAGGACCAATATTGAAATACATCATGTTCCAAAGCTGTGCCCACATCTCGGCTGTCCAGATTTGTATATTTGTTTTTTGCCCTCTAAGGTAGCGATATAGCCGATTAGAATCTAGATAAACCTTTTTCCAATAATTCGCTTTAGGACGGTTAATAACCCACTGTGCGCCTCCTGAATTAGTGTTTATAGTTTCCAAAGATTCTACTGTAACATTTACAATGTTTGCCATATCTTTTAGAATATTTTCTCCGTTTTCACAGCTTCTAATATAATCAAGACTTAGATAACTACAGCAGTCGCTACAATACCAAACATCATCTTTAGAAGGCAATTTGCGCAAATTAATTCTTTTATTGAAAATGACATCCGAATCGATATAGAAATATCGGTCGTCCTCACGCGAATGATCTTCTTCTAAATATTTCCACCATAAATATGGTTTAATCGAAGGAATATACTCTTTGTCGTCCCGCAGATCATCATACACATGAACTTCAACGCCATATTCCTTCTCAAAAAAAATAGGAATCTGATCATCGTGTCTGCTGAAAAGCAATACGATATCTTTGATTCCTAGTTTCTTCAGATTAGTTAAACAAACTTCAAGCTCCCATTTAAACCGATTGATTGCCGGCTGACAAAGAATATACTTCATTCTGATCACCTACGCTTGTGTTGTAGTTGTTGTGGTTGTTGGTTTTGTAGTTGTAGTAGTAGTTCCCAAAGCGCTAATATCTAATACAATGAAACTATCGTTACGTTTAGGTTGACCATTTGCATATTGTTTAGCTAGATAAATGCGTTCGTCTTCAACAAAATGGTATTCATCTGAAGCTTCAATTTTTAGTGTAGATCCTACACCCATAAAGTAATCTGAAGCTACCCCAATAACTGCTTTTCCTTCTGGCACAGCTGTTGACTGCAAGTCTGAAACTGGTACTGGTAATACTTGTACATATTCTCCATTAGCAGTTAGTACAGTCTTAGCTGGGAATACTTTAGACCAGTAATCAGTTGGATTCACAATTAGGACCACATCAGAAGGATTCACATTACGATAAATCGGATCATCCACACCTTCGATATTGAATTTTGATAGTCGCGCCATCAAACCGCCCATAGTTACAGCATCTAAAGCTGTAATAGGTTCTGCTTTTTTTTCAGCATATTCTCCGCTAGTTTGTTTGCTCATGTCACGCATCATTCCGACTGGCATATCTTTACCAGTACCATCAACAATTGCTTGTTCTAATGCAATTCTCAATGATTCTACTAAAACAGTACGGACATAACGATCTAACCATACTGGACCTAAGTCAAGCATTGCCTTACATACAGGAATATAACCTGATAGCTTGAACTGCTTCATGTTAATTACATCAAAGCCATTATCTAAAACTTTTTTAACAGCTTCGCAAAGTTTACCCCACCATGCTGGATTGACTCCACGTGACACAATCCATTCTGTTACACCAGTTGTGTTAACAAAAGTAATTTTTTGCAATAGTGGATGAGATTGTTCTAAATCTTCAAATACACGTTCAAATACAGTAGCTGGCACTAATTCTTCGACCCCTGCAAAACCTTCGTTTTTCACTACTTCGTTATAGAATTTTGTTTCTTGTGTAGTTAATACACGCTGACCACGGTTCATTAATACTAATTGATCTTGATTTTTTGCTGTTGCTTCTTCTAAAATTTTATCCTGAATTTCCTTAGATAAGCTTACCATAGCTGCGCTAAAAGATTCTTCGTTACCATCTTTAAAAGCTTTCATCAATTGGTCGCTTGCAGCTGTTACACCTTTTAAATTTTTAACTGTCATTATTTTGCATCTCCTTGTCCAAATGTTTTATTTAATGCTGCTGTAAATGCAGCAATTTTTTCTGCTCTTTTTTCTTCAACGTCATTCAAAATTTCTTCAACGCTTTGTTCTTTTTTAGCTTCAGTACCTGAGCTATTTTCTGCATCGATAATTTCATCGACCAATCCATAACTCAAAGCTGTTTCTGCATCCATAAACGATTCTTTTTCAAGAAGTTCTTGCAATGCTTCATCTGTGCCATTGAATCGTGTTTTATATGAAGCCTTTACCGATTTATCAATTGATTCCAGTTGGTCAGCAATCGTGCGGAAGTCATCAACATTACCTTCTCCATATGTGGAAGCGCGGTGAATCATCAATTGCGCATTGTTGTAAATTTTTACAGTATCGCCAGCCATTGCGATAATTGAAGCAGCACTAGCGGCTAATCCGTTAATCACAACGTTGATTTTTGCTTTATTTGACTTAAGTAAGTTCCCAATAGCAATCCCTTGAAATACGTCTCCACCGTTTGAATTAATCACTACTTCAATTTCTTCTTGATCACCTAGACTATCCAAAATATTTTTGATTCCCTTGTCAGTATTCCCTTCAAAGAACCAACTAGAACCAATAAATCCCTGAATAAAAATTTGCGGTACTGTGCCTTCATTCTTTACTGTTAGAAATGTTTTCATTGTCGTCATTCGCCTCACCTCCTTTCGATACTTGTTGGTTGTTTTTAGTTATAAATATTTCATCTGCCATCGCCTTATCAGAGCGATCATTTCCAACGCGTTCTCTTCCTTCGTTGATTGTAAATACCCCATTTCTAATGCCTACATCAATAGCGTCAACCAAATCTTTGAAGCTAGTAATCTTGATCATAGTTGTATCCACACGTACAAAATTCCCTGACAAGTATTCTCCTGCTTCATAAAGACTAGCGTTAAACGCATCCTGAATAAGTTCAGCAATTGGAATGATTTCGAACATTAAAAAAGCGTCCACTTGATCCGATAACCCACTCATATCTCCCTTTAGTAGGTTTTTCGGAACGTGAAACGCTGCTGCTGTCATCTCAAAGATGTCGTCTATTAAGTTTTTTATATCTCTTGAATTGCTTTGGAAGTTTCCGCTGAAATCTTCTAAATTGAATCCTTCTTGTAGTTGGAATACTGCCCCTGCATTGTCCGCTTCCATGAATGGTTTGAACTGCGATGTCATCATTTTATTGATTTGATCTTGTGTTGTATTGTCTTGCGATCGGAATAAATTCCCTTTCAGTACGTATCTACGAGCGTTAGAACGCTTGTAAACATTCATGGCACTAGAAATGAGTTTCCCATACGCTTGATAATACGCATCGACTAGTTGCCTAATTTGTTGATCTGCGTATTTTATATAGATAACATCACTTTCTAGAAATTCTCTATCAAGGACTATGTTGTTAATTTGCACTTGAGAAAACACATCATCTTTCAATGCATATTCTGTGACATCCCAACTATCCGCAATAAATATTTCGCTAGAATTATTAGACGGAGAAACGATCAATACTTCATTGTAGAATATTAATCTCCTGATCAGTTTTTTTCTAAATTCTGTTGCATTATTTTTCTTATTAGGAGCTACATTCAGCCTATAGTAAAGATCATTCTTTTTATTTTTTCCATCTTCATATGACTTGAATTCCGCTTTACTCATCGCATTTGCAATCAAATCAATACAAGTTTCAATCGCAAATTTTCGATACACAAAATCAACTTGCAATTTACAAAAATATTCTTCTAAAGGAACTGTTGCTTTTTTTGTGAAGTATCCTACCGCCTTTTGAAAAATCCCCACTTTCTCACCTCCTTTCAAGTTAGAATACTAGAGGAGTAAATCCAGTTCCTGTATTTTCTACTGAGCTATTTGTGACTGTTACAGGAGCAGAATCATAAATATCATCTAAAAAATTCAAACCATGAAGGAATGAAAAAAAGCCATCCGTTTTTCTAGTTTCAGGTTCTATTTTTTCATAGCGTATATTTCCATTAGAAATATGCTCTTCATATACATTCATGCAATACCAACGCATAATCGCATCGTCACCAAAAAATAAACGTTGATTAATAAAAAGGTCATCAACCAGATCTTTTAACATACCATGTGTAACAGATCCGCTTCGAACAATTTCCACAGTAAAACCTGCTTCTTCTAAAGCGGGCTTCAATATTTTTGCACGGTACATATCCATAGCGATTTTTTTAATATAATATTTATTACTCATTTCAAGAAACCAACCTACAATATAATCAGCTTCTATATTTTTTCCATGAACGATCTGTGATTTTCCTTGATCTATAGAAATATCTATAACCTCTCGTTTGATGTTTTGTAATCGAAGGGCTGATTCGTGGATAAAAGTATGTTGTGTAAAATAAACATCTTTATCATATTTTCCTAGCAACCCAACGCTGGCAAAATCTCGTCTATCAGCAAAATCGACTGTTCCTATCACTTCATCCATTTTTTCAGGAAATTCTTTTTCTTTCGTATGCAGAACATCATCATATGAAGCAACAGCAAATCGTGTATCTTCCATAGGTCTGTTCATTCGTTTTGTCATGAACGTAAGTCTTAAACCAGCATTACGTTGCATTTGAGAGTATTCTTGAAACATTTTCCGTTTTAAATCTGCATTGTAATTAATAGTTGGACAAGCTTTTTCCCACATGTCGGGATCATCAACTTCATTATCGTTATCCAAGCGACAAATAAATGGAAACAAACTAGAAAATTCTGCTCCATCCTTGTCAATTCCAAGTTCTCCAGAAAGAATCATTTTTGATTCTTCTATAATGTCATCAAGCGGACCACCACGAACATGACCATTAGTTGTATCATAAAATTCTCTATAATCTCGAATTTTACCACCACCAGAAGTAGCCACATTTATCATTGAATAATCTTCATTTTCGTGAATTTCATCAAAGCGGTTTGCACCTGGTCGCTTCCCATCTTTTGTTCTAGCATTTGCCGTGTTATAACGAAGTTTGCTGTTTGTAGCGATATTTTGAATAACTTCCTTCGTAGCTTTAAATACTTTTTTATCTAAATCAGGATGATCTTTAATTACTTTAAATACATCATCAAAACTAGTCTTTGCTTGGCTTTCGTTATTGGCATAGATATCAATATCATAATTTTTAATACCGTGTTTTGCAGTCAGCAAGAAAAAATTGTTCCAAGAAGCAAAACCAGTTTTACCATTACCACGTCCCATTAATGAAAGATATCTATTGAAAACTAGCGTTTTATCTTTTTTCCATCGGACTCCATAAATAAAACATTGTAGAAATTTTTCCCACGGAATTAATTCAAATGGAAAGTATTGTGCTGGTATATTGATTGAATCCTCTACCATCTGCTTATCGAAGTAAATATCTTCTCTAGTAAAGACTCTTTCTTCTAGATAATTTTTTAGCAATAATTGCTCTTTGCATACCTTGATAGTGCCTTCTTCTATAGCTTTGAACCAATTTTCAATATGCTTATAACTCAGGAATTGATTCATTTGCTTCACCTACCAATTCAGGAGTAATGGCAAGTTTATCCAACATCAATCCCATTTGTTTGTTGACAGAAACAAGCAACGCTACTGATTCATTCTTTTTACCATTCTCCAATCTAATGCCGTTCTCGGATATATCTTCTTCCAGTGATATCGCCGTTTCCCATAAACTGATATAACGATCAACATTATCTAAGAATGGCTCAATATTTGTTTTCTGACTTTCCAATTGGCTTATTAAAGAGCGGCGTAATTTTTCTCTGTAGCGATTTTGAGACAATTCGTTTTTAAACATTTTAGCCCTCCTTTCATGATAAAGTTCGAAAAAATCTCTTTTCCTGACAGCCCCCTCCGTTTCATCACCCCCAAAAAATTTGCGATTTATTTTAAGGGGGGGTTATCTCACCATCGGAATGAAATCTTCAGCGAAGTCAATGTAATAATTAATCTCTTCAATGCCATATCCAAAAACATTTTTTATTCTTTCGACGTTATTATCTTTATTCAACGCTTCTCTTACTTGATTCACTTTGTATTTACTACAACAGTTATCTGATAACAGATCCCTAATACCTACATAGCGAACGTATATCAAACGTTTAATTAATCCCTGAGTATAAGATGAATACTCTTCAATCTTTTCTGTATCATACTCTCTGCCATTATCATTGATGATCATGCACTTACCACCTTTCACTTGCATCGAAGTTAGCAAAGCTTTCTATCTTCTTCTCTTGTTTATCTAACACTGTAAGATATCTGCCATGAACTTCATTATGATGTTCAACACATAAACAAATAAGATTATCTAAATCTAAAGCTAAGTCAGGCCTATCCTTGACTTCCTTTATATGATGAACGTTCTCTACTCTATGATACTTACCTAGTCTTCTACACTCTTGGCATTCATAGTGATCTCGTTTCATCGCTTTCTCTCTAAGCCTACGCCATTTAGGAGACTGATAGAACTTAACCATACGATCTTCTCTTATCAACTGTAATAGCCATCTATAGAATTCCTCGGTCATGTTCCGTCTCCTTTCGCAATCTTATTTAATGCTTAGCTATTCTTTTGCCATACAATGGAATAACTTCATTGCTTTCCTTTCGTTTATATGTATCGCTCTTTATTGGTCTTCTATACTTTCGTACTATCTCACCGTTACCATTTTGCACAGTGATTACTTCATACTTCTGTTCTAAGTATTGTGGTCTATACATTGTTGTTACCTCCTTTATGTAAAATAAAAAGACCACTCAAAGAGTGATCTAATATGTACTACAGGACCCACTATCCTTCGAGGGAATGTGGATTACAGAAACATCGGCGCGCTATAGTTTCCAACCTGTATATTCGGTTTTACTGACAGGCAGTTATGGATTACCGTAAACCAAAGTCACTGGCAATGAATCGAACATTGCATGGTCAAATCATAAAACGTTAAGGCTATCCCTCGACGTATTGACCTTATTTTTAAGCGTCTACCCTTTCCGCCACAGTGACAAATTAATATTGTGAAAATAAATACTAAGCGTATAATTTTATTTATCAGCGAGTGGTCCGCTGAAATAGACGAAAGGAGCTATTCATATGCCATATTACATTGCTAACCAAAATCAAGATGACAAAGGTCGCCACGAGGTACACCAAAGTACATGTCATCGTCTCCCTGAGAAAAAGAACCAAGTAGAGTTGGGTTACTATTCTAACTGTACAGAAGCAATACGAGCAATCAAAACATTAAATCCTTCTTCAGAATTTGATGGCTGTTACTACTGTTGCCCTAATTGCCACAGAGGTTGATTACCATGAGGAGCAGTATCATCTGCTTCTCTATTTTTTTGCGCCACTGATCTGTACTTTTCTACTGAATGATACTCAATTACTTGTTCTAAATGTTTTTTGTACTCTTTACATACAGCTTCTTTTTGGATCAATTCTAAACGTTGTTGCTCAATAATATCAATCAACCGTTCCCGATCCATACCTTGATACTTTATTTGCTCGACTTCCATTCGTTTTCCCTCCAATACATAAATTAATAAACAGCAACGGATGATAGATAATAAGAACAATTTAGAAGGAGTTGAAATTCACATCCTTATTCTTAATATTTCCGTTGCTGCCTATCGAAGCTTAATTGTGAAACAATAATAAAACGATGTTCCTTTTATTATTATTTTGTCTCAGACCTATCACTAATCTTTCGACACTATCATAATATCACTGGTAAATAGCTAAAAACCGCCATCATTCCGCCAAAAAACCGCCAAATTATTTATAAGCAATTATTCTTCCGTGTTTATATGCTTCTGCAAACTCTATTAGAGCTTCCGACTTCATCCGTTGTATACTTCTTTCTGAATAACCCACTTCACGGCTAATTCTGTAGTTTGAGAAGCTATCTGGCACACAGAAGCTGTAGTAGAGTATCTGACGACTAATCAGACTAAGAGCCATCAAAGCCGCTAAAATCGCATCTCTCTCTGCTTCTATATCCATCATCTGAATGATCGCGTCTTCTGCCTTATTGACGTGCTTTGGTGCCTTCGGCATATCGGTTATGATAGGCGACTTAATATCTATCAGAGAGCGACCTGCCATCCGCTCCAAACGCCGAAAGTTCTTCAGCACATCTCTCGCATTACATCTTGTCTGTTTGAAATCTACCTCTCGTAACAATTGCACCAAGTCAAACCGCTCCTTTTATGTGATATAATAAACTTGTCGAATTTATTAGAACAGTCGGAGCGATCCGGCTTTTTTATTTGTCATTGATTAGTTCAATATCCACCAATCTCGCTACAGCTAAATTCTTTTTGCTTTTCGCTAACCACTTGTCACATTTCATCGTGTTTTCAATACGAATGATTGCTGAGTGATTATAGACGTGTTCTACATATCCACGAAATGGATAGATGAACTCCTCTGCTTCGCAGCGAACCATGTCACCGACTTTGACTTTTGGCTTCTTACGTGTTTTAGGATTCTTTGTCGGCATATCTAGCATTAAACCGCCGATACCGTGACTGCTAGCGTAAAATCCGTCTTTTAGTTTCATCCTTCTACCACCTCTTCCACTGGCACAGCAAATGGCCAGTATCTTTCATCAATTGCTTTGATTTCCGCTTCTGTTAGCTGATAAGCAGATTTTTCCCAAGCACACAACGAGCAGCTAGTATCAAAATAGAAATCATTTCTGTTATTAAATTTCTTGATAAGATATAAGTCACCAATAATAACTTCATACAACGGCTCTTTCTCGACCTCGTAGCCGTCTTTCATGCGGATGAGGGTTTCGATTGGATTGTTTTCAGCATTATCAAGCCAATTTTCAAAATCTGTCTCGTGTGGGTATCTTTTACCGTCCAATTCTCTGATTTTCGTAAAAATCGCTAAATCTAATGCATGTTTGTTATCCTCAAACCAATCCGCCACAAACTTCGGCATAACGTGTTTCTGCGGTTCACCAGTCTTACCAAATACAGCATTATCTAAAGTGTTTCTCAAGCTTTGTGCCGATTCAGGATAAGCCTCAGCTACCTTATTCCAAGCTTGTTCGTCTGTAATTTTTGATTCATTTAGTCTTTTCACCAACTTTAAAGATACTTCATAAGCGCCGTACCTTCCTTGACCATGCTCATCCATAGCGTTCTCATAACTCTTTACATATTTAGCTAATTCATCAATCAATTCTTGTTTATCAATTAATTCTTTTTTATTCATCGCTGTTCCTCCATATATTCGTCTAGTATCTCTCTATACTTTTCTACAAATTTGAAACGATCTTGATGAATTTTCTGGCTCCAATTTGTTTGCCGATCCAGCTCACGCATCTGATCGAACCCTTTTTGAATTTCGTTGTAATAAAATTCAATGTTTGCCGCTGCTTTCCAATGCCTGCTACTTCGCACTCCTGCTCCTGTTTCAGCCATTTCTAACTTAACTAATTCAGCTCGTTCTTTTGATTTTTTATCTTTCTGAATCTTCATCATGATTTTCTTGAGGATGATTTCACTGTATTGTGTAATGAATTCCATTATTTCTCCTCCTAAAATTTCATTTCATCGTCGTTGTCATCTTCTTTGTCATCAGTTTTGGAAAGGAGGGCATACACGAGATATGCCACTCCTACCAAACCTAAGAACAAGAGAATTTTAGCTATAAAGAATCCCATATTATTTACCTGTTTCATCCGTAACTACAGTATCTGCTCCGTTTACTGTTACCCATCCATGCTCTTTTCGAGCTTGAGCTTCTTCATAACGAATTAAATTATCTGTTACAGATTCGGCAACTTTACGGTTTGATTCAGCTTCCGCTTCTGCAGCTTTTGTTTTCTTGTAAGCTTCACTATCAGCTTGAGTTTTTGCAGTTTCTGCATCTAGCTTCGCTTTTTCATTTTCTTGACCAGCTCGAATGATCGCATCAATTGATTTTTGTGTTTCTTTATCGACATCTGGAACACCAAGTGTTACGTCTTCGACTTCAAACCCTTTAGATTCAACTGATTTAGCAAAGTTCGTTAGTACCTCAGCTTCAACTTTAGAGGAATCTCCTGAAAGGACATCAAGCAGGCTATATTTGGCATAAACTTCACGCGCTACTTTTTGAAGCTTAGATTTTAACCATCCACTTTCGATATCTTCCGAAGTGATATTCCCAAATTCTTTGTACATTTTTGCTGCTTTAGTTGAATCAACTTTGTAGTCATATTTGATATCAATCGTTGTCTTTTTGCCATCGCTTGTTGATACTGAAATGTTTTTTGATTGGATAGTTTGCAAGCGAATTGGATATTGGATCACTTTGTCAATCCCAACAAATTTCACACCTTGCGTCAGTGCTTCATCTTTGATACCGCCATTCATTGAATAGCGCACACCCACATATCCGTTATCAATTTTTTCGAAAAACTTAAATCCTCCGATAACTCCAATACCTACTATTACTACTCCTGCCACACCTAGTTTGATTAATTTATTTTCGTTCATTTTTCTTCCTCCAGTTTTTTTATTTCTCCAAATGACAATTCACCGGTTCCATTCGCTTCTACAGGTACGATATATTTATTCATATCCTGCTTCTCCAATCCTGAATCTTTGAGGATCTCGTTTGTAAGATTGACAATCTCCATAAGCTGCTCTGTTGCATCCAAGTCTTCTTGCGTCAGAAGATTAGCGCCGCATTTCGGACATGGCTTGTTCAACCATTGCGGATAATTTTCGTATTTTACTGCCATATCAGAATAATCACATTCTGGATTATCGCATTTGATCCCACGTACATTTAAGTCTACGAATTCCATTATTTCTCCTCCTCAATCTCACATGCCTGTTCAAACTGTCTAGTGATGTTTTCTAACGCTTTTTTGTACTCGATAATACTTTTTATCGTTCTTTCTTCACTTAACACGTAATCGCGTTGTATCGCCTTTAAACACGATGAGACCGTTTGAAAGTATCCGATATCTGCTCGTGATTCTTCTTTTGCTTCGGTGTAGCGAATGTTTCCTTCCTCATCTCGTCTTACCTTCGATAAGACAATGTTTCTAGAATCACTGGTAATTCGATAATCTTCGATTCTCATGTCTAGCATTTTTTCTCCTCCACATACCTAAACTGTCGTCCTTTTGAATCAATCCATAAGCTCCTAGCTCTATCCCAAATAATGTTTTTGCTTAATCCAGTAATTTCAGATAACTGTTCAGCAGTACCTGTTACTAGAATTCGATCACCATGCCAGATTGCAATTTTTCTCGGCGTTTTCCGTTTAGGCTTTTCAGTCCACATTGATTTACCGATCTTTTGGACTTCTGCAACTATTTCTTTGTCTTCTTGCCAATTCTCAGAATGTGTCAGTTCGATGATTCGTTTCATTGCTGCTTTCTTATCCACGTTTATTCCTCCAATCTACGAATTTCCCTTCTTAAATTCTCTATGTGCAAATCGATTGCCTTTCTCGCCGTTTCATTGACCATCACTGCCTTTGTTCGTTCCAGATCGTCAATTTCACGCTGAATGTTTCGAATACGCATTTGAATCACTTCTTCTGTTGTCATGATGATTCCTCCACAATTTTCAATGCTTCTTCCACTGATCGTGCAACACCATATAGTACAGGTTGCTTTTGCAAAAAATCACCAAACTTCACTTGGTCTGGTCTCAACTTTCCTTTTTCATTCTTCACTTCAATGGCGAAAAATTTTCCCTCTTTAGTCCATCCAAATAAATCTGGCCATCCTTTGGGCAATCCAGTATCGAACCATCTGCCATCAATCGTCTTCACTTTGCCCACATTGCCTCTATAAACAAAATGACCATATTTTGGTAATTCTCTTCGAATGGCATTTTGTATTTCAATTTCTGCTGTCATAAGCGCCTCCTGCTTGGGTAGATAGTATATATACATGGGTAGACAGTTTATAATCGCTCTATCCCTTGTGGCTCTAAGTATTAACCAGTTTGGGTAGACAGTAGACAGTTATTTCTAGGTTGCTTCTGTATTTTTATATATTTCCTTATTTTTATTATTTTATTTACTATATATATAAACTATCCCTACTATCTACCTAACAGTAATGAGCCTTACAGCCCCAAAGGTTTTATCGGGTAGACAGTTTGTAAAAAACTATCTACTTACTATCTACCCAACTGTCTACCTACACACATTTGTGAAACTTTTTTGTTTCACAACCCAGGAACTAATACGTTAAATTCTCTAAACTCTTTTTTTAAATCAATCCCCCGATAAACAACTTTTCCTTTTGATTTTGATTTCTCAAACCTGTCCGCAGCTTTCTTACCAAACTGGGTCTGACTGAATGGATGTTCATTCATATCTCTTGCCCATTTATCATATGCTTTAAATAGATCCGTTGCCCCGATTGAATAACCAGGTCCTGTTTCGCAACATTCATCTATAAAAGCACCTATAATATCCATTTCTTTTCGATATTCCATTGTAGCTTTCTGAATATCGGCTGGTGGATTCAATCCTTCTCTTTGCCACATCAAACATCCTTCTACTGCCCAATTGAATATTCCTGGCAATTCTCGCATTAGTTTTTCTTTTAAGTTTTTATCCACTTTATCCAATGGAATTTGTACAGTGAAAGGAATTAATGGCAATCTTCGCCAAATACCATCATCATTTCCTCTGATGATTGGCTTATGATTAGTTGCAAGCCAAATCTTATATTTAGGTTTATAGTCAAACATGTGGCCTCCCTTATAGGATGCTGACACTTTATCTCCACCAGTTAGTTGTTTGATTAAACCTTCATCCATTCTTACGCCTTCATTTGGCTCCGAGGACGTTACTAGACGTGCGCCATTTAATCGTGCAATATCTTCGTTATGACCGCTGCTACCACCTTGTTTAACCATCAAGCTTGATGCCTGCATTCCCATGGCATAACTTCCCATTATTTCAGAAATGATATCTAAGAAAACAGACTTACCATTTCTTCCATTACCGAAAAGGATGAACATGACTTGTTCTCTTATTGATGCGCTCATAGAATACCCAACGGCTTTTTGAATATAGCGAATCAATTCAGTGTTATTGTCAAATATCTGTTCCAAAAACAGTTTCCAACGTGGGCAATCACTTTTATCCGTATACTCAGCGTTAGAAATTCGAGTGAACATTTTAGAAATATCGTGTTCGTATAAAATGCCATTAGAAAGATCTAGATAACCGTTTTGAGCGTTGAACAGCATATCATCACTATCAAATTCATCAGGAAGTATCGCTACTTGATGTTTCAACTCACGTGTCATAGCTTCTTTTCCAGCATTGTTTCTAGACCTTCTTAAATGTTTCTCTTTTGCTTCAATATAGGCTTTTTCTTCATCTTCAGTCGCATTTTTTGGTATCGAAACAGGTTCGTTTTTAAATATCTCGATAGTCTGATCTACCCATTTTCGAACGGCACCGATATTGTCTTGTTCCCAGTTTTTACCGTTATAAAAATACCAGCATTTATTTACGTAACTGTATTTTGTAAATGATCCAAACAAATCAAGATATCTTTCTGCATTCCCTGTATCGTCATAGCTATAAAACTTAGTCGGTTTAGTTTCGTCCACAGTGATACCTGGGATGGAAAGAAAATAATTATCAGCTGTTTTTTTGCCAGTATAATGATTTGTATTCTCAGATATGGCTTTATTTAAAAGCCCTATTCCATAGGTTGTCTTTCCGCGTTTCTGATCATATTTGTCTCGAAACAACGAAGACATTCGGAATATTTCATCCATCTTTTGAAAATCTCCAGCAGTCCAAAAAGCTAAATCATTTGCAAATGCTAAATCTGCTTCAGATTGGCTATCATATATTTTTTCCCATCCTCCATCCATGAATAATCTAAAACGATTACCTGTGGAAGAATTCACCGCTGTTTGTATAATCTCGTTGACAGATAAGTCATTTCCATCTGACCAATTACTTTTAGAAAAATCTTGTTTTATTACTGTTTCATTTTCTAAATATCGCTTGTATAAGAAATTCATTTGGATTTCAGGTATCTCATTAATTTCTTCATTATTACCAAAGAAGTTACCTGTAATAGCAAAGAACCTACCTTCGGTATACATTTCGACATTCCCTTTTCTACGTCTTTCTCCAGGGATTGCTGCTTTACCTATAATATGGATTCCCTTGCCACTCATTGATATTTCTGAATATGTTTTTGTAGAATTCATAAAAACATAAACTAAGTTATTTTCTACATCGCCTTGAAGATACCTTTCTAAGTCATCGCCTATATCATCTAAATCAATACCTATATAAGGTGGTTTAAAATAAAAAGCTAGGCCATCTGCATTAAAAGTTGAAACAGCTGAGAGAGCGGTCTTGAAATCAGACCACTTGCTCTCATTTGTACTGCTGCCTAATTCTCCAGTAAACGGATCATAAGGTTTCTTACTCCATTTCCCTCGTTGTTCGTTCCATGAGCGTTTATAAATCCCCCACTGATTTAACTCACGCAACTCTAAGGGAATACGCTCGTAATTATTCATTAGAATGGAAGGTCATCATCTGAAATATCAAATGCTGGTGAGGAATTTACAGATTTTTCAGCGTTGCTTTTCTTCCATTGATGTTGAAGTTCTGGAAACTTAGTGGTTTCGAATTTTTTAATATTTGTATTGTCATACGTTTTCCCGTTGTACTCCGATTGTTCGTTCTTTACTTTTACTTTCGCTGGTCTCATAGCAAAATCTTCAAGAAAATTTTCGAATGATTGATATTCCTTTCCATCAGGAAGGCCAAATGATTTCGCTAGTGACATGATCATTCCACGATTATATTTGCCAGTTTCTTTACTTTTCCAAACTCTATGGAAAAGATGACTGTTTTGTCGTGGTTGTTTAATATCATTTCTGATGACCATATCAAAATTAATAAACTCTGTGCCGCCTTTTGAGGCATCTTCCGTAACGTTGAAAATAACTACCTCATAATCTCCGTCTGGTACTGCTCCAAAATCTTGTGCTTCATTGTAATCTACTTTAAATGCTGTCATAATTAATTACCTCTTCCTTAATAAAATGTATTTTTTACCCATTCGGGTTCTTCTTGTTTTGAATTGAGTTTTTCCAAAGCCCATTTATAAGCTCTTAAAATTGATTCCATTGATACATCTTTGATCAACGATAATTCTTCTAATTGATCGATGGAGTAATGTTGTCCTTGATAAGCAGTGAGTGAGCCAAACATTTTAAAAAGCGGATTTCCTTTACCTTCAAAACTTACCTTTGCTTTTGCAATCGCATAATTTAATTCTAAAGATTGTTTTTTTGAAAATTTCTTTCTTGAAAGTCGCGCTAGCTTGGCATTTTCTGCATTCAATTCCACCATTTGAACCGCTTCATCAAAAGTAACGGAATTTTCTTTTTCTTTAATTACTATTTCTTGTAAGCAGAACGGGCAATGGGGTTTATTTTCTATCTTTAATAAGCTCTTCAGAAGAAACTGCTGTCCACATGTTGAGCAAGTCATTTTAGGCGCTTCGCTGCTACTTCCATTACTCTTCTTTTTCCTAGCGCTTAACGACCATTCAAATTCATCAGTAGGTAAACCTAAGTTAGCTCCGTTCCCAACATGATCTAACACAATCGAAGTCTTATTTTCTCGATATCTCATTCCTCGCATAGACTGTTGTAAATGTAAGACGATTGATTGCGTAGGCCTGCAAAGAATAATCACTCCAACATCTGGTACATTAAATCCTTCGCTGATTAAATCGACATTTGATAATACAGTGATTTTTTTCGATTTGAAATTTGCCATAATATCATCACGTTCTTTGGTAGGTGTTTTTCCATCTGCATGAACCGCATATATTCCATTGTCGTTAAACCATTTAACAATCATCTTGCTTACCTGAATCGTTGGAGCATAAACAATTGCTTGTTGACCATCCGCATATTTTTTATAATTTTTAACAATGTCGCCTTGAATTGTGGCATCTGACTCGAATAATCGTGCAGAACTTTCAGCTTCACGTGACATATTTTTAAAATCTACTTTAGAACGATCAATCAAAGGAATAGAGTACCAACGATAAGGTGCTAGATTGTGATGATCAATCAACCACTGTATGGATGGTCCTTCTACCATTTCTTCGTATATATCTGTAAATCCTTCCCCGTTGAGTCTGTATGGTGTAGCAGTAAAACCTAATCTAGGAATTTCTTTAAAATGGTTATAGATATCCATATAAGTTTTCGCTTTACCATGATGCCCTTCATCCGTAATTATCAGAGACAGCTTGGGCAATTTATTTAACCTATTTTTAGCCATTACAGCTGACAATATTATGACTTTTGATAAATCTACTTCATTTTGTTCAAGAGTTTCTCGAATGTTATCCAGCAACTCTCTCCTGTGGGCAAGAAATAGTACTGTGCCACCTTTTCTTGTTGCTAATCGAACAATTTCTGCAATTACAACTGATTTGCCACTTCCTGGTGGCGATTGGATCAATACTCCCTTTTTTCCTTGAGATAGATGTTTTCTGGCTTCTTGAACTAGCTTAATCTGATACGGTCGGAGTTGATACATTCGGTTCACCGCCTATGAAGAACAATTCTTCTGCAGGTGTAGCTTTTCGTTCATCTAGTCTGTTCTTAGCATAAACAGCATCATTACCTTCTAAGATAATCCCTCGATTGCCAGTATCTGGATTGATAATCATTCGCCCAACGATATCAGTCAGACCCATAAGATTATCTCTGACACTATCTCTGATTTGTGGTGCATACTGATTAAATACTTGTCCGCGTTCAGTAGTTATTTCACGCTGATTTTCCCATGCAGTTACTAAAATATTGATGTCTTTTAATAGATAAATGGTAGTCATAATTCGAGCAAAATAGTTCGTCCATTGTGAGTAATCTTGAATTTCATTACTAATTCCATTTTTAGAAGATCTTCCACGTTCTACAAACCAATCTTTTTCAAAACTTGAAATATTATCGATAACAAGATTGTCATAATTTGTAACTAGTTCAGGAGCCTCTTTAATAAATTCAGTAATGAATTCATGTGGTTTAACACGATCAAACGAGATTACATCCACATTAGGCAAACCTGCTAATACTTTTGAAGAATCATCCATATCCAACACTAAAGTCTTTCCTTTTAAAAATTGAACAAGTGACGTCTTACCTGTACCTGGTTTTGCATAAATCATTATTCTCCAGTCTTTATCACGAAGAATATCTGTTGCGCTTTTAATTTCCACGAATATTGCCTCCTATCTTATCCTCAAACTTTTTGTTTGGACGAGTTCAGCACCAGGAATATCTCCGTGCTTCAGTTCCTCCTTCAATTGCTTTTTATCCAATTTGGGAGGCATAGGGGTAAAGAATCCTTTTGGAATTAAGTTCTCATTGATTACATTGACTGATACTGGATTATTTTGAATTCCAATGTTGAATAATTCACCTTTAATCTTCGTTTTACCAGTCTTTTCCATTTCCTCTTGTAAATAGTGTTTGATACTCTTAGCATTGTTCAAAAGCGATGTCTTACGTTCCTGTAGACGTTTAATTTCACTATCGATTAACTCAGCTTTCCCTTCTACTTCTTTAACTATTTTTGCTAAGTTTTCTGCCTTATACTCGATCGCTTCATTAATCGAATCGAGAGTATCGCGAAGAATTTCTTCATCCAATTGTTCTGCCAGTTCCAGGACTTTGATATATGACTCGCTGAGTTGGTAAAGAGTTGCCATTCTTTTGTGCCTCCTTTAATAATTTTGCAATTTGTTCAAAAGCTAGGATTGCCTCATCTAAATCCAATTCCACAGAATCATCAATTTGTTCGAAAGCAAGGTTTGTTTCTTCAATATCACTTGCTTGATAGATACCAATTTTTCCATTGTCATAAAGATCAAATACTAAAATTCCTGACGCATCTATATTGCGCAGTTTGTATTCGTCTTTTAAAAAGATGCGGTCTAGTGTATCCGTTGCAATTAGCATTTACGGTCCATTCCTTTCTGTGGTAAAATATAGAAAGATAGTTTATTTCCTTGACACGATCATGCTTGCCGGCGTTCGTGTCTTTTTTTTCGCTCTGTACTCAGCTTCATCAAGCCCCATAAAAATCCAAACCATGTAAACGATTGTCCCTATCAACGCTTGTTTGCTTCCCCAAAGTCCTAAAGCGTAGATGATTAGCGGTGCGCTGAATACTAATGCTCTGTTGAATTTACCCATGTTTTTCCTCCTTTTAGATACTGATACAAAGCGATACTACTAAACCTCCACTCTCTGCCAACTTTCGCTGCTGGAATCTTTCCAGATTCGGCATCTTTAGTCAGCGTGCGTGTTGTGGTTTTTAAATATTCCGCAGCTTGCTTTGTATCCCACACTTCATTTGCAATCTCAGATTCTGCCAAAGAAGCTTTAAGGTCTGAGAGGTTAACTAAAGCTAGTTGCTCCATTGGTTGTTTCCTCCTACCGAATTCTATTTTTCTTTCCAAACTCTATACTTAATAGCGAAATCCTTAACTACAGATAGATAAATTTCTTTTAACCTTTTATCACTTTCGATTACATCTAATTTATTTGTCTTATCTCGCTTAGATTTTGAAACACCTTCGCCAGCCATACGATTACGTAAATTGGTTAATCTAGTTTTGAGAGAAGATCCAGCTCTACGATCAACTTCTTCATATATCGCTGTTTGAATTTCTTGGTAAGCTCCGTAGCCTCCTTGCACCTGTGCCATTTTATTTACAAGATTCCGACAATCTCTACGCCAATCAGTAGTATTCAACGCCACAATTTCAGTAATATTGTCCATTTGTGTTGCTAAACGTTTTGTCTCTAACTCTTGTTTAGCTACTGCATTAAATATTCCTTGGAACATTTGAAGCTCTGGACTTAACTTTGAAGTATCAAGTAATTGTTGTTTATATTCTTTTTCTACTTGAATAAAATATTGACGCGCTTGTTTTCCTTTTTCTGTCCGTTGAATCATTGAGATTTCTTTTGCCATGTCGAGCTTTAAAAAGTGGTTTTGTTGAGGTCTTCCACCTTTTACTGTTTTTTCAGTAAAACTTATAAAATCAACATTTTCAGAGAATCCATACTCTCTCATTCTCGGAAACCAATCATTATACCGCTCTCTTACTTCTAAAAAATCGTGTAGTTCTCTACCACTTACTAATTGTTCATTGTTCTCGTTTGTTGTTACTTTAATTAGTTCTTTCATTCATTTTCCTCCTCAATAAAAACAATCCCTAGATATTCTGCAATTTTTCCCCGATATTCTTTGGCTTTTTTGCCGTTTTGTACCCCTTTGACAACTTGCTTAACATACGTATCTGATGTGTCAATAACTTTTGCTAAATCCTTCCATTTTTTCTTTTTTCGATGCATTTGTACAATTACTATTTCTTCGAAATCCTTAATTAACAAAGTAGTCACTCCTTTCCATTTAAAAATACAAACTAGTTATTTAGCTTTTTTTAGAACTATGTATTGACTTATAACTAACACATATTGTAAAATCAATGCATAGCTAAATAAGACTACGAAAGACCATAAATTAACATTTTTAAGTTTGGCGACCGTGAAAGTGTTTGTTTTTATCGGTTCTCTTTAGTTTTTATTCTAAGCTGAATAACTAGCTTATGAATGAAGTATACTAACACATTGTGTAAATGTAAAGTATTTTTCTAACGTTTTTTGTAAAATAACGTCATAGGCTTTTAAAGGAGTACTTAACATGAACCTTTTAGAGCGTATAAAAAAACTTTGTAATCAACGTGGTATCAGTGTTTACCAACTTGAAGAGAAAATCGAAATTGGAAGAAACACAATATATCAATGGAATAAGCGCACCCCCTCTACTGAAAAAATTCAAAAAGTAGCTGACTATTTCGATGTCTCTGTAGACTACCTTCTAGGTAGAGAAGAAAAAGAAACGCCTAAACATGTGGATTTATCAGAAGATGATACTGTATTTTCTTTTGACGGAAAAGAAATATCTAAGGAGACAATGCGTAAAGCGATTGCAATTGCTAAAGCTTTAGAAGAAAATGAATAGTTGGAGTGATGGTTTGTATGTATTTAAAGTTGAAAGAAATGCTGAGTGAGTATAATTTAAAATTAATCTATATGGAAATGGAAGAACCAGGTTTTTATTACCCAAAACCAAGAATAGTATTTTTAAACGAAAAACTACACGAAGATAGTTCTGAAGCTTTTCATTTAGCCCACGAGCTCGGTCATTTCATTGCTTCACATTTTGAATATTCAGTACTGTACGATAACTCTACAACTTTTCATTCAAAATTCGAAACTGAAGCTGATAGAATCGCAATTATGATTTTACTAAATATCTTTATTGAGAACGAACTGACTGATGAATCTCAGTTCAAATTAGAAAATTTCATGGAGTTCTACTCTATCAATAGTAAGTTAAGAACAGAATGTTTTAATGTTTGCCAGTCTTATTTCAAGAAAAAATACTCTTATGCACAATAAAAAAGCCCGTGCGACAACACGGACTCATACCTCATTTCTGAGATCGCAAATATATTATAACAAGAAGTGAGGAATATTTAAATGGCAAAAAAAGTTATGGGGCAAGACGGAAAAATGTATAAAGTTAGTAAACCTTTTTACAAAAAAGTATGGTTTTGGGTATTAGCAATTATCATAATATTAATCATTGGTTCTGCTTTAAATGGTGGATCAGATAGTAATAAAGCAAGTGATAATGGTGGTGAAAAAGTAACTACAGCTTCAATATCTACTTCATCTTCTAAAGAAGAAAAAAACGATGCCTTATATAAAATTGGTGACACCGTAAAAGTTGGTGATGCTGAATATACGCTAAACAGCGTAGAACTAACTGATGAAAGAAATCAATTTGAAGAAAACCAACCAGCTCAAGTAGTAAAAATTACCTACACTGTAAAAAATGATGGTGATTCAGATCTACCTGTAGGCACAGACGTAGAAGTATACGGACCAGATGACAAAAAATCAGAAACGTATGCTAACGAAAATACAATGGGATCTGTTGCTCCTGGAAAACAAATGGATGTAACAGCTCATTTCACATTAAACCAAACGGGAGAAATAGAAATCCACTTCTCTCCTTTAGTATCATTTGAAAAAGCAGCTGTTTTTAAAGCAACTGTATAATAAATAAAAACACGCCCCACCGACCAAAGCGAGCGTGTTCTAAGAAAAAACAAACCTACACAATAGGCTTATTCACGTGTCTATTGTATCAGAGAAAGAGAGCTGATTCAATTATGTCAGAAGTAACAGGATACTTAGAACAAGTAGACAACGAAACATATAGACTAAGAGCTGTATTAGGATACAAACCTGATGGCTCAGCAAAAAGAAAAAGCAAAACTATAAAAGCGAATAGTAAACGATTGGCATATAAAGAATTGAATATTTGGTTAGAGCAATTCGAAGGAATGACTGATGATTCGTTGGATTTGTTCAATATAACTTTTGGTGAATTTTATAGAAAAATATGGCTTTCAGAGGCTGAAAAAAATTTAGAGCCAAAGTCTTATCATAACTATAAGCGAATGATTGAGAATAGATTTCTTGATAAATTTGATTTTATCCCTCTAATCGATATCAAACCATACATGATAAAGAAAATTGTTGTTAATGCTCAAAGAATTAATACAAAAGATCCTGGGAGAAACTCTGATAAACCTTTATCAAGAAATACAAAGCTTCGCATGTTATATGCCGTTAACAATTTATTTTTGATGGCTAAAAATGAGTACGGTGCAATTAAAGAAAACCCTGTGGAAAATGTAAAAATACCGAAAGAAAAAGGCGTAAAAAAGAATATCGAAGAACCATATTCTGAAGAAGAAATCCACGCAATGCTAAAAGCAGCATTTGAGGAAAGTATAGAAATTAAAACTTTAATTGTTCTAGCATTTATTACAGGAGCAAGACAAGGGGAAATTGCAGCTTTAGAAGAAAAAGATATTGACTTTGACAAACAAGAAATAAGATTTCATCAGCGGATTTCAGAAGTAGATGGAAAATCAGATATTCGGTTGCTTCCAGGTTTGAAAAATGATGATGATGAAAAAATAGTAACCGGTCCTGCTTATCTATTTGATATGTTAGATGAATTAATCAAAGAGAATAAAAAGATTCGTTGGAAATTAAATATAAAGAAATTAAAACACTATTTTATATTTGATACAAAACAAGACGGAACTTTGCCGCGTGGAAGTTATCTATATAAGAAGTTCAAACGATTCACCAAACGTCACAATTTGCGTCACATTCGTTTTCACGACATTAGACATACATCAGCTACCTATTTGCTTAGCGACCCTAATATAACTCCAAAAGAGCTTCAAAAACGATTAGGACACCGAGATTTTAATACTACAATGAATGTTTATGGCCATGTCTTACGCAAAGAAAAAGATACAGCAACTACAGCGTTTGAAAACCTATTAAAAAAAGATATAAAATAA